GGGGTCTGGTGCGTTTCGGGTCCGGATGCACGTCTGTTTTCAATCTCCAGGAGCACTCGAACGATGACCTTTCCGTGGAGACAGCCGAAGCGATCGAGCTGCACGACCAGCTGCTGCAGAACGCACCAGTTGGCGCGCGTCATGACCGTGACATCTGTCCGATCTGCGTCGACAAGGCGACGGAGACCGCGAATCCACCGTCCCGGATCCCTCCCGGCTCTGCCGGTCCGGACGTGTCCGACGAGAACACCCAGTCCCACACGAGCACGGAGGGAGGGACAACCCACACCATGAGCGACAACGCGAACACCATGAGCGAGGAGACGCACAAGGCGCTCCTCGCGCAGGCCGTGACCGAGGCAACCCGGACCACGGACGCTGCACTCCAGACGGTCACCGCCGAGCGCGACGACCTGAAGGCGAAGCTCGAGGTGGCCGAGGCCGACAACGCCGCGCTGAAGGCCGACAACGACCGGATCAACGGCGACCTCGACAAGGCCCAGCTCGAGCTGAAGGCTGCCACCGACAAGGCGGCCGAGGCCGAGCAGGAGCTGGCCAAGGAGCGGGACGACCGCGCCAAGGCGGACCTCGCCAACGCCCGGGCCACCCAGGTCAAGAACCTGGGCCTGTTCCCGGCTGACTACATCACCGACGAGAAGGCTTCGGCCTGGGCGGGCCTCGACGAGGCTGCCTGGACCGAGCGCGTCGACGAGTGGTCGAAGCTCAAGCCCGCCGCCGCCGGCGACGGTTCCGCCGACACCGCCTCCGCGCTGTCCGGCACGTCCGAGGAGCTGACCAAGACGCCCGAGGGCGACGACACGGCCAGCGACAAGTCCAAGCCCGCGCGGCGTGCCGTGCTGGGCCTCTCCTGAGAGGAGGTGCAGTAGAGATGGGTTACTCGCGCTACTTCGGGATGCGGTCCTTCGAGAACGTCGTTCGCGACGGTCGCTTCCGCGTCCCGGCCACGGGCACTCCGCTGAAGATCGGTTCGCCGGTCCAGCTCGACGGTGCCAACCCGGGTCGGCTCAAGACCGCCGACTCGGCGGCCGCTCCGGGTCCGAACTGCGGCCTGGTGATCTTCGAGCACATCCAGAACAAGTCGGACTCGCTCACCACGGTCCACGACTCGCCCTACGACCAGGTGCCTCTCGGGCAGTACGCCCAGATGATGCACGGTGCGGGCACCAAGGTGTGGTTCAAGCACCAGGACGACAAGACCCTGTACGACGGTCGCACCCAGGTGGGCGGTTCGCTGCTCGCCGACGGGTTCGACTTCGACGCTGCCAAGCCCGGTGACGGCCTGGTTCCCGACGGTGCGGGCAAGTTCCGCGCCGCTGCCGACGCCGATGGCGCCGGTGCGGGCACCGCGCTCGAGCCCGCCTGGCTCGTCATCGAGCAGGTCAACCCCACCACCCGGGTCGTCGAGGCCCGCCTCACCTTCTGAGAGGAGGAGTAGTCATGAGCAACGCAACCAAGACCATGGTCGACTCCTTCGGTCGCACTCAGGAGGAGAACAAGAGCCGGCTCGAGATCATGGAGCAGGCCAACGAGGAGGCTCGCGAGAACTGGGACAACCCGGACTGGCGGCGCGACTTCGCGGCGGACCTGACCGAGAGCATCCTGCTCGGGTTCGAGTACGAGACCCTCGTCGACCGCTGGATCAACACGGAGCGCACCGACTTCAACGGTCGCATCTACATCCGTGAGGCCGGCGGCCTGAAGGCCTTCTACATGGCCCGTGGCGGCTACATCGAGGCCAGCGAGCTGACCTCGGAGGTCTCCGAGGTTCCTCGGGACATGATCGGTATCCACGTCTGGGAGTTCGAGGACAAGTTCCTCACGAACTTCGCGGAGTCCGCGCAGACCCTGCGCGACCTCTCCATCCAGCGCATGGACGCCGAGGTCAACCGCCGCGTGCACACCGTGCTCGCGGAGGCCGTCCCGACCGGCTCGCCGTTCTACCTGGCGACCCCGGGTCTCTCGAAGCCCGCCGTCGACGCCGCCATCTCGGCGGTGCGTGACGCCTCTCGCTCCGGCGAGGTCGTCATCGTCGGCCGGCCCACCATGGTCGACCAGATCATGGACTTCGACGGTTTCGGCAACGAGACCAAGGAGGAGATCCGGCAGAAGGGCGTCCTGGGCAACTACCGGGGCGTCAACATCGTCAGCCTGAAGAACTACAAGGACGAGGACGGCACGCCGTACCTCCCGGGCAACGAGATGTGGATCATGACCCGTGACACGGGCAAGTTCGCGTTCTTCGGTGGCCTGAAGTCCAAGGAGTTCGACGAGCTGGACAACTGGTACTGGCACTACCTGGCCCGTCGGGACACCGGTGTGCTGGTTCACCACCCGGAGCGCGCTCGCCGCCTGGTCGACACGTCGATCCCGGCCTGAGCCACAGCTCAACGCACGAGGCCCTCGTCCTTCGGGACGGGGGCCTCGTCGCATTCCCGAGCTGCGTGAGTCGGAGCGCCCAGAACATACCCCGGCGCGCCTCCGTCAATCCGAACACCCGTCCAGACGATGATCCCCACGGAATCGGAACCGTGCACCACCCAGGAACAGGAGAAGATCATGGCCATCGGCCGGAGCACCATCAGCCAGGAAGACCGCGAGTTCGTGGAGACCTGGGAGAACATCGCCGCGTACCAGAACGCGATCATCCGCCTCGACGTCCGAGGCGAGGAGAAGCACGAGGTCATCCAGGGCGAGAAGCGCCAGTTCATGCTCACCACCGAGGAGCGGATGCTGACGCAGAGCAAGGTCGTGGACAAGGCCAACGACCCGTTCAGCAACGGTTCGTTCCGCCCGGTCGTCGTGCCCGAGAACGTCACGATCGAGACCAACCCGAACGCGCTCTCCGACGAGGAGATCCTCGAGATCTTCGCCGCCAGCGACTTCGCCTGGACCGAGTGGATGCACACCATCGACTCGCCGGCCACCCTGAACCGAATGGTCGACCTGGCCGACAATGCCGAGGGTGTCACCGTGAAGCGCCTGCGCGACGTCGAGCTGCGCCTGCGCGAGGTCAGGCCGCAGACCCGCCTGACCTACAAGGACGAGCTGCTGCAGAAGGAGCAGGACCAGTACGCCCGACAGGGCGACCCGGCCGCCCCCCGCGAGCGCCGAGGTCAGGGCGGCCGCAGCGCCGCGTACCGCGACCACTGAGGGAGCAGGCAAACCTCTGGTCCTAGATCCGGACCAGAGGTTTGCTCTTGCCCGGACGGGGAAGCGCGCGGCACCCCTGAGGCGAACTCCGTCTCCCCCGCCCCCCTGTCGATGCTCTAGGTGACACCAAGGAGGTTCGGATGGCCGTCGATCTTCTCGACTACGTGCCTTCGCTGAAGCGCGAGGTTCAGCCCCCCGGCAGCAACATCTTCGCCGGCGTCACCGACGCCGACTGGGTGGGCTACCTCAGCGACGCGTTCTGGGAGGCCCGGCTCGACGGTCTGCTCCAGGGCTTCGTCGTCGAGGGCTATGACCCGGAGGACCCGACGTACTCCACGATCGCGCCGACCGTGACCGGCAATCCCGACATCGACGGCCGAGGGCTGGCACTGGTCGTGCTGTACGCCGGCATCAAGGTGCTGCGCAACCGGATCCTCAACATGCAGGCGGGGTTCCGCGCCAAGGCCGGCGCCGTCGAGTTCGAGCAGAACGGTGCGGCGGCCACCGTGCTCGCCGAGATGCTCAAGCAGCTGCGCGCGACCAAGGACCGCATCCTCGAGGAGCTGGATGCCACCGGCGAGATCACCAGTGTCATGGTGCTCGACACCTACAGCACCCGCCTGTGGGGTCCGGACCAGGTGGGCTACTTCGGCGGCCCTGAGCTGAGCGCCTGATGGCCACCCCGGACACCGCGCTCGGCCTGAGCGCCGACTTCGACTCCGAGGGCTTCCGCAACGCGATCAAGTTCGCGATGCAGATGGGCACTCCGCCGGATCCGGACAGGCGTCCGAAGTTCGTGAAGCGGTCCACCGCGCGCACGTACTGGAAGAACGGCGTCCAGCTCGCCGAGGCGCCCCGCATGGGTCGTGAGGGCGAGCCGCTGGACGCGGACATCGAGGTGCGCACGCCCGAGCCGGAGAAGATCGAGGTCGACTGCGCCGTGGAGATCGTGCTGGCCGACGCCGAGGAGCTCCCGGTCGGGAACTTCCGCAACACCAAGGCCCAGGTCACCCTGCTCGACGTCGACTACGCCAAGGTCGTCGGCTGCAAGGAGCTGCTCTACAACGGCGACCGCTACCTCTACGGCTACGAGCCG